CGGTACTCTGACCCTACCCCAAGCATACAAAGCGCCTCAGCGACGTTTATGACCCCAATGATAATGTCAGCCTCTTGGCGTGTTGCCGTGCCTTTTGTCAGCGAGTCGAGTGCACTCATGTTTTTCAAATGCATGGTGACGTATTCGGACTCCTTGGCGGATACCTTTGTCATCCCGCTGACCACCCAGTGCATTGCGTCCAACCTAACGCCTTTTGGTTTGTACTTCGTCGAGCGCTTACGCATTTTTCACCCCCAGAATACCTTTCATCATCTCGCGGATGTGCGCTGGTGGAGGTGAACAGTTCTCACGGTCGGCGATTATGCTTTTCAACGCGGCGTCTTGGTTGGCTGGTGCTGGCACAGTAGTCCGAGCCACATCAGCGGCAACTTGGGCAAACGTCTGCTTGTCAGCTTTTTGTGAGCGAACCCAGTTGCGCCATGTCGCGTCCCAGTTCAGCTTGACACCCTTGGAACCAGCAACCGATGTCCAGTAATCCCTAAACTCCTCCAGCACCTTACGCAGATTCAAGTCTGGTCGTTCAGACTTTGACCACTCCGCTAATTCAGCATCAGGCTTCCAATCGGCTGGCAACCGCGACCCGCGTGTTGCACTTCTACTCTTCTTTGTCTCTGTCTCTGTCTCTGTCTCTGTCTCTGTCTCTGGGATAGCATCTTGATAGCACTCTGCTAGCACTTCGCTATCATCTACAAAAAAACCTTTATCAATCAAATGCTTAAGACCAGTCTTGATGTCTGACTCAGGCATACGCAACCTAAAGGTCAATTCATCAATAGAGGCATCAAAAGTGCCATCCTTTGACTCACTCGCTAGCAACCACAACAAAGGTGCTAGCGCCTTGCTAGCAGTTGGTAGCGTCATGAAAGCGCGGTCGTTAAGCAACTCCTTGTGCAACTTAATCCAAGGAGGGCAACGGTCTTTGTAATGCTGGAAATGTGACCAATTTTTAGGCTTCATCACTACTCTCCTCTGAGCCGTGATAAGCCTCATGCCTCAATTGTTTGGCTTGCTCGACAAGATATTCAAACCGTTCAATTGGGATTTTGACCATGCCGATGTTCTGCAACTGAGACTCGACAAATTCTTCAATGACGACATTCCCTTCGCCATCACCATATACAAGCAGTTCGTTCTGCTTTTCAAAACCAATGGGCATAGTGCTCACCTTTTCAACGCTCCCTAGAAAAGAAACAACGGCAGGAGAGGGAGGTAACTCCGTTCAGTCAGGTGATCAAGCCCGACCTAGCCGTGTCTCACTTAACTATATCACGCTTTCGAGCGCCGTCCAATCTCACGTTGTAAATACCAAACCGCTTTTTCCAAGTCTTCAATGGCGTCGTTTTTGAGGTCGGCACGCCAGATGTACTTGACAGCGTTGCCAAGACAGAAGTTCATGTGCTCGGTTATGTCTATGCACTCAACGTGGCTGGGGTGAGCCATGTAATGCGCTGGGTTGTTTACTGGGTCGTGCATTAGTCTGTGCCTCCATATTCTTTGCTCAGGTCTTCGCGCTGGATCTGCTCAATCGCCATCACGCAATTGAATTGCAGACTGTTCAACCAGATGATGGCTTCGATCTCTGTGTCGGGCTGTTGCCGCACCAGCGCGTTCAAGTCAGCCATAAAGTTATTCCAAGTTTCCACGGTCGCCTCCTATGTTGCCTTAACTATGACCCACAAAATTATTTTTGAGAATTAGGGAAAACCCCTAGAACAGATTGTGTTTTTTCTATGCCATAATTAACACATCGCAACACAACAGGAGTATCCAAATGAACGCAACCGAAACAATCCGCGAAATCGCATTTAACACCGATATGCGTAATCGTGATGCGGTCTTTAGACTAGAGTTCTCTGGCTTTAGCCGTGTAAGAACACTCAAGTGCGTTATGCGCCTTGGCTACGAAGCCAAAGACGACGGCATATTTTGGGCTTTGCAAAAAAGTATTTGCATTCAATCAAGCTACACCGAGGAGGAAATTGCAGAACGCCAACGCCTGCGGCTTGAGGAGCCTGTGCGTGATGGAGACATTGTTCGCATCAATGGCGGTTTGTACAAGACCCGCATTCTTGGCGACTACACTAACGCCGCGATTTTTGACCCGATAGCAGAGTAAAACCAACGGGGCGAAAGCCCTGTTGTCTATTAGGTAAACTACTTAGTCAAATTGGTAGTTTTTTGTGGTCAAATATCAGTAGCTGTTTTTAAAAGGGAGATTTATGGCAAAGAAACTTTACACGTTGAATGAGCAAGGTCAGGCTTTGCTCAAGACGTTGGTAGACCCATACAGCGAGTTTTACATTGACGCTGTGATGGACTTGGAGGAGGCCATTGAGAATGAAGATATGCCGCACTTTGAGGGCACTATTTTCGGTGGTGAGTTGTTTGACGAAATCAAAAGGGAATTCAAATGAAAAACTTAGCAACGGCCTTGGTCAAGGCACAAAAGGCTTTTAGCCCCGCGCTGAAGAACAGCACCAACCCGCATTTTAAATCGCGCTACGCCGACCTTGCGACCTGTGTTGAGGCGGTGATGGACGCGCTAAACGACAACGGCATTGCTCTTATTCAGAAGTGCTACGAATGTCCAAGCGGCATTATGGTTGAGACTGTATTTATGCACGAAAGCGGCGAGATTTATGAGTCTGGCATTTTGCAGTTCCCAGCCAGTAAGCAAGACCCACAGGGCTATATGAGCGCATTAACCTATGCACGGCGTGGCTCTTTGATGGCGGCGTGTGGTATTGCCCCAGAGGACGACGATGGCAATGCGGCCTCACGCAAGCCAGCGCAACCAAAGGCTACCCCAGTCATAACGCCAAACCAAGGCGCTAGGGAAGAAGTCTCATTAGATGAATTGCCCTACCTTGAGGAGTTGGCGGCAGAGGTTACACAGATATGCCTGCAAAGCCCACAAGACGCCCGACAGCGCGTTTTGTCTGAGGGTTTGGATGATGGGCAGTATCGAGCCTTGTGGACGTACCTTGATGCGCCTACACGCCGCAAGTTAAAGGAGGCGAAATGACTGAGACACAACAGAAAGCCGTGTTCGGTACGTTCTGGAAGTGGCTCGCCAGAAAAGACTCATCAGACACCTCGGTGGCGGCGGCGAAAGCCGTTGACTCCAAGGGTCTGGAAAAGCAGGTCTACAACATTATTGCCTGCTTTAAAGGAGATGGGTGCATCCAAGATGACGTACTCAATGAATTGTCTTGGTTGCCCTATTCGAGCGTGACGGCTCGGTTTGCGGCACTCAAGCGAAAGGGACTTGTACAACTAACAGGCGAAAAGCGTCTGGGACGTTCAGGTAAACAACAGGCAGTCATGGTGGCTGTCACTAACCAAGGAAACTAAATGGCATACGAACAACGCGATAACAGCGGCTCACTTTTCAAGAACGACAAGAAAGAGACCGACAACCACCCAGACTACAACGGCTCTGCAATAGTTGGAGGCCAAGAGGTTTGGATGAGCGCATGGCTCAAGACCGCAAGCAACGGCAAGAAGTTTATGTCATTCAGCTTTAAACCCAAAGATCAGCAAGCCAAGCCAGTAGCTAAGTCAGCGCCAGCGCCTGAACTTGATGACGATATGCCGTTTTAATAAACCAAAGGAAAAAACAATGAAAACCATTTTTAATCTTATCGCCGCAATAACTTTTGCAACGCTTTCAACCGCTTCTTTAGCTGGTACTACTTGTAAAACAGACTGGCAGGGACGTCTTGTGTGCACAAACGATTCTGGATACTCAACTACGCAACGAAAAGACTTCATGGGTAATACGCGCATTGAAGACAATCAAGGGAACTCTGTGACTTGTAGGAATACATGGAACAACCAAGTACGTTGCGATTAAAAGGAGTCAGCATGGAAAAGAAAGAACCAACCAGCAAGTTCATTACAATGCGCGTCCCGATGGCGTTGTATGAGCAAATCAAGGCGCAGTCAGTGGCTGAGTCTCGGTCTGTCTCCGGTCAGATCACATATTTGCTAAAAAAGCTATTAGGGTAAACACCTATTCTTTTGTGTTGTGGTGTGGTTATACTTAACACATCGCAACACAACAGGGAGATAGCAAAATGACAACAGCACTTTTACCAAACGCCAATTGGCAGACAACACAGCGTGGTAGCAACGATAACGAATATCAAATTTACTTGGCTTGTGCAGATGATGGCAAGGGTGGCGACATTACACGCAACGGCGCACCTCTAAAAACTTACCAAGAATGGCTTGAATCTTAATTAACGGGGCGCAAGCCCCATCAAAGGGAGAACTGAAATGAAAGACACAATTCTGGTACGCCAGCACCCACAAACAAGCGACATGGTGGAGTTGTATTCAGTCCGCAAGACAGCGCGAGGTGAAGACTTTGTGCTGTGGGGAGCAGTTCACGCTGATATGCTGGACGGCCTTGGCTTTGATTACCACTCAGAAGACCTAGCTGACCTCAAGTTGGCATTGGAGACAAAATGAAAGACGTTTTATCAGCACTCATCGTGGCGGCAATAATGACCGTACCCGCCATCATCGTGGTGGCCTTGTCATGAACGGCTACAACACAGGCCGCGTTGTCATCGGATGCCGCTATGAGCCGCCTACACGGTCGCACATGAACGCAAATGATATATGGTGGCAGACAGTACTACTAGGACGCCGTCAGACGCTCCTAGAGCGTTTTAAATTGTTTTTTGATAGGGGCGTAGCATGACTAGAGAGGAATTGATGGAGGACGGCACAGAGTACTGCTGTTATTGCGGCACGCCAAAGGTATCGTTTGGGTGCTGTGGGGAGAACCACTTTGAGACTTTTGCTCAGATGGACTCTGACGCACAACAAGAATTTTTACAGTATGAGGAAAGCTAAAATGGATTTACGCAAGCAAATTGAGGTTGCCCAGTTGCAGTCTTTTTCAAAAATGTCTGGTGTGTACTTGTGCCCAGAGTTATCAATGCCAGCGGTACGGGTTGGGGCTGATGACCACAACCAGCACCCAAGCCGCAGAAACAACACACTGGTCTACAAAGACGGTCGAAAGGAGAAAGTATGAGTTACGCTAATGTGGAAATGCGGATAGTCCAATGGTCTACCGCCCGCCGCATCATTCAGAACAGCACAGCCGAGGCTCAGTTGCTCAAAGCCGTATCCGAAATGGGCGAACTAGCGGACGCTACCATCAAGAACGACAAAGATGAAATCGTGGACGCCGTGGGTGACGTAATGGTCTGCCTGGTCAACTACTGCGCCATCAAGGATATTGACTTGGTTTCGTGCATGGATGCCGCATACAGCCAAATCAAAGACCGCAAGGGCACGCTACTGCCTAACGGGGTATTCGTCAAAGAATGAAATGCCCACAATGCGGAGCATGGACAACCGTACTTGAATCAAGAATGCGCCAAGACAACACGCGGCGCAGGACTGTCGAGTGCGGCAATATGCACAAATTTACAACCGTGGAGCGCGTGGAGGTCGCCAAGCAAGGTGGCGCTAGAACTCGCTCACGTCAATCAACTCCCCACGCCACTCCACACAATCATCAGCAAGAGCGCTGACCATGCAAAGTTCGGGCATCAGGAGGTGTCCGTCAACAAGGTTTAGCACCGCGAATCCAGCCCGCCAGTTGCGTGGGCTGTTCTCCGCGTACATGAACTGGTCGCCAAACGGCTCTGCCAGCGTGCCACAGTCAACCCCCCATTTTGTAGAAACAAGGTCAGTCCACCCGTTCACCTTGAGCGAGTGAAGATGCCCAGTCACAAAACTCACGCCAGAGTTGACGGCGTTGTTGTGCGTTGCATGGACGCCACCTTTCCAACGGTGTTTAACCATTACCGAGTCATTCAGCATACAACTAACAACGTGTTGCCAATCGGGGAAATGGTCTTCTAACCGAAAGCCCTCAACGCCTTGGAATTCTGGTGCTACGGTTGCCAGTCGAGTCGAAAATCTAGCGTCGTGGTTGCCCAGCGTCCAGATAAACTTAGCGTCGCCAGCGGCCTCCTGAATCTCGCCAAGGAACATTTTGCAAGCGTTTAACTCTTGAATAATCGTCGGCGTTACATCCCACCCGTTAGCTGGATGCCTACTCGCCTGTGCGCCATCAAAGGCGTCGCCATTATTTATCACTACCTTGGGCTTGAGTTCACCAATAAGCCACAGTAACGCTTTAAAGGCCGTGGTGCGCCGACCTAGCTGGAAGTGGGCATCACTAAACACAATGACCGTGCCGTTCTCCATACCAAGGTTGATGTGCCCATACGCTTGCGCTACGCTGTTTTTGTTGCTTGCCGCAACCAATGTAGTGTCGTATTTGGCTTCAATCTCGCGGCGACGTTTATGGACGTTGCGCTCGGAAACGCCAATCAATCTAGCTACCTTTGCCGCTGACTTATGCGCCTGCCAAAGTTCAATAAATTCTTCGTTGCTTATGAGTCGCTTGTTCATCAGAAATTTTCCTTGTCAAAACCGAGGTTTACACAGACCTGCCTAGCGCAGTTCATAAAGAAAGCGTCGTGAGGGCTGTCCTCGCTGAGAATCTTTAGCTTGGACTGGTGCAGGTGTATCATCTCATGGGCAACCGTGGCGACTAGCTGGTTTACATCCCAAACCCTAGCTGTGCTGATTGTGATTGTGTGTGGGTCATCCTCAAAACACCCATACATAGTGGAATCGTTGATCACCTTGGTTTGGATAGTGGTAGGTAACTTCCAGTCGCAAAACGGCTCCATGCCTCTCAGCATCTGGTAGGCCAAGAGAATGGATTTCTTGGTGACGATTTTGCTATCGTCCACGTCACTCAATACCGTTTAGATATTGCGTGCGACCATTTACTTTTTTAGCAGTTAGCGTTTGGTTTTTGTTTGCGTCCTTCTGGAATGAGCAATGTACCCAACCAGAATCAGGCAAGCCAGAATAAAATTCAAGTATTAGTTGTTTGTACTTGAGGTTATTTCGGATATACAACGCCAGTTCTCGGTTGTCCATTCCCAACACTTCAAAGTCTGCGGCGTAGCCGTGGCAATGGTCACTTGTTGTACTGCCACCAATGGCTTTGTTGACCGCTGGTGAGCGATAGCCGCTGGTCACAGCAATTGCGCCAAACTTATCGCGTAATGGTTGGAGAATGTTGTCCACCAAGTCTTGCAAGTTTTCGATGAC